GCTACTGGTGACCTAGAATTTGAGTTGCTGGGTTTAGCTTCCCCGAACTTATGCGGGAACTCATTACGCATACGACGATCCAACTCTTCGTAATACTCATCACTGTTTGGATCGAAGTATTCTGTTTCTACCAACCGCTTATGAATACTAAACGCTGTTAGCGTCATAGGCTCATCTTGGCCAAACCACTCATTACGCTCTGCCCATGCCCGTGCTTTAGGATCTGGTTGGGCAGGGGTTTGTGATTGTGATTGAGGTTGACTCTGTGCTTGAGGGTTAGCTTTTCGCTGTTCAAACTCTTGTTTTGCAACCGTCAACCGCTCTGTTTCAATAGCAAGTTTAGCAAGTTGCTTTTGCGCTTCTATCTGGCCATCTACATCGCCAGAGTTAATTGCATTAGTGAGTTTGGATTTTAAAATCTCTTCTTGCGTATTTACACGCTGATCATACTCCGAGAGATAGGACTCATCAATTTGACTAGATCTAGTCTTTAAGTCATCCATTTGCTTTTGCACAGATTTAGCATAATCTGTAGCGGCTCTCTCGCGGCGTTCAGCCTCACGCATTTTATAGGTTAACTTTTCAATGCGCTTTTTTACTTTATCACTGTAACCCTCAAGATCGTCATCAGAAGCTTCATCAGATGCGGCCTGATCAGGTTCTTCGGTAGATCCTTGTGTCTATACCGCTAGGCGTTGAACCAGTTCTCCCTTTGCGGCATCCTCGAGTTCTTCAGCTTTCTTAGCCTCTGGCATAACTCACTCCTGTTATGTGTGCAAGATGTCTTCTGGGTTATTTATAGTAGCCAGAATCTCATCATCGTTTAGAAGACGGACTTCACCGCCATCTATTTTAAAGCGACTTCCAGCATATCTACCAAAAATCACCCAATCACCTTCCTTACACCATGCTCCTGTTTCCCCAAATTTATCAGGATCTTTATACGCAAGCGGTCCAACTTTAAGCACATAACCACATACGGTGGCTAATGCCTCACGCTCAACTGCTTGGTCTGGAAGGTAAACACCGCCTTCAGTTTTCTTTTTGCCTTTATAGGGCAAAATCAAAATACGCCAGCCTGTTGGCTGTGGCATTTTTTCAACTGCTGGGGCTTGGGGGGAAGAGGTTGCTTCAGCTTCTTGGGCTTTAGTCTGTTGCGCTTTCGCGATGTACTCGGGTACATAAAGAGTTTTACTCATGTTCCACCTTTTTTAGCAGGGCTTGTAGCTCCTGTTCAATGTTGGCAAGTTCTGCAAGACGAGCTCGCAATTCCTTGAATGCAGAAAAATCTTCTATTTGGCCTTCAAGTAATTGTTGTCCAAGAAGCTCTTTCCGTTCTCGTATTATATTACGGAGTTTTTCGTGAATGTAAAGGTCTGACATCTATTTTGTGACCTTTTTTACTTTTTCAAAAGTACGGAGGCCACCAAGACCAAGCATACCCATCAATACCGTCATAAGCGAACCCATGTCAAACTCGGGCAACTCTGGTATTTCTACCCCTGCCCATGACACACCAAACATAATCAAAGGATTCAAAACAAAATGGTAGGCCAACGCAATACCGCAAGTCCAACCAATAAAAGGACGCCAACCAGCTACAAACAAACTGCGGTGCTGTGCCTCCATTTTATTGACTTCAACCTGTGCCATTGCCGCTTCATGCGCGGCTTTTTCTGCCATAGTCGCAATTTCATGCGCCATAGCGTTTTTAGCATCTTTATCTTCAATGAATTTATCCAGTATGCCCGTCACTGGACCGATTAACGCCTGTAACATATTTACCTCCTAGTAAACTTTAACAGAGTCTTTCCTTATGTGCTTGGGTACGCAATACGCTGTTACCCTATCCCTTGCATCCATTCTATCGTAATACTGATAATTACCGTATCGTTTGGCAAGGTTTTTCGCATACCAATTACATTCTTCAAGGCTACGAAAGTACATATCATTACTGATTAATTGTCGTTCGTTTCCCGTACCTAAATACACCAATAACAAAAAGACATGGATCACTTATGCACTTTATCAACTTTAAATTTCGCCGTTTTTGACGCCCCTTTATGAGGAGCATAACCACCTTTAGGGTCACGCATAAGCGAGTACCCTGCGCCTTTTTTCATCCAATGGTAGCCTTTAGGGGCTTTAACCAGTTTAGCCATGATGTTTGCCCTCATGGTTCATCCACACTGCAAATGCACCTGTCATAGCCCCTGTTACCACAGACACTAAACCCGCCTGAGCATTGCTTGGATCTTCAAGCGACATAAACCACTCCACAACCCGCCATGACATTAGTGTCATTACTAACATCATAAAGCGGGGCAGGATTTTCCATTTAAGGAAGGTTTCTACACTCATCGGACGCCTACAAATTTTGTCCCACGCAACGCCGCACCACCACCTCGGCTAACACCGCGCTTAGTCGCACGGTTGCTTGTAGCATTCATACGAGCTTTATTGGCCATGCCACCGTTTTTCATCTTGAGTTTTTTGCCTTTACCAGCCATGCCTCCGTAGGCTTGGCCTTCACGGTCATCACCCATTTGAAAAAGCTCGGCTTCAATTTCAATGATTTTATCGTCATCTTCGTTTCGACGAGCATCATCCAAAAGCTGAAGCAGTTGTTCTCTTCTATCATCTTTAGCCATAGCAATATCTCCTTGGGCTAATTGAATTTACCTAACATTTGATCTATAAAAGCCTTGGGGCTGTCATAGCTGTAATTACCTTGGGCATCTATAGTGTACCCAGGACCATCATTTTCTTCTGAGTTTTCCGACTCATCGTCACCCTCTACACCAATGCCCAATTTACCAGCAAGCATATTACCTAAACTTATTGCGGTACTCACAGAGCTGGGAACATTTTGCATCAAACTAGGAACATTGGCAAGAATTCCTAAAGGTGTAGCCCCTCCAGGAACAATCTGATTATAAATATTTTCCATTAAGGTATTTTGAGGCAACCCAGACCCATACTTAGTCAACATCGTGTTGAAAAAAGTAGAGGGGTTGTTATAGTAATACTGACCGCCTACATCTTGATACTGCGTTCCATATTGTTGCAAAAAATTATCAGCTTCTTGATTGCCCCCACCAAAATTATAAGTAGGACCAAAACCTTTTATGGAACCGCCCAACATATCAGCGGCAAGAGAATTTATAAAAGTATCACCAAAAACATTAACGCCCATTTTCTGGGCTTGTTCAATTCGGGCTTCAACTTGCTGTAACCCTGTATCAGCGTCTTCATTACTTCCGCTAAAAGACGAACCACCCGTTTTGCCTGAAGGACCAAAATCTTTACCACCTACTTCAGCACCAATATCAGCCATCACCCACCTCTATTCATACTGCGTTGCATAGCAATCTGTGCTCGCATAGCGGCAATATCTTCAGTGCTGTCAATACGCTCACGGGCTAACGCACCCTGTTGGGCTAACTTCTGCCTATCTAGCTGTAGCTCCAACTGGTCTTGCTGAGCCTGTTGCATCTGCTCTTGCTGGCGCAACTGGAGCTCTTGCGCTTTAAGATCAACCAATGGGTCTTGTTTACCCGCCCCAAGAATCTGCGATTCCTGTTGGATATACTCAGCCATTAGTTGCGCTTCTACTTCGGCCACACGCTTTTGCATCATTTCAGGTGGCACAGTTTGACCCTGTTGTTGCAACATCAACATTTCTTTCATTTCAGGTGGCACAGGTTGGCTCTGTTGTTGCAACATCATCATTTCTTGCTCGACAACCATCTGGGCTTTCATAGCAAGGTGTTCAAAAATATGCGTTTGCAAAATCTGCATAGCCGCCGCATTTGACCGCACAATAATGCTAGACATATAAGCCAAGTGCGCTTGGATATGGGCATCATGGTTTTGCTGTGGGAAGGCTTTTAGTTGTTGCTTTCCAGCCAAAGCCATTTGCAACATACCGTTTTCCATTACAGGATCCATAGCCTGTGGCTGTGCAGGAGGCGGCAAGATCTGCTCAATATTATCAATACCCAATGCCGTATACATACGGCGGTAGGCTTCGTACAAATTGTGCATCTGTGGGTTTGCTTGCGCCAATTTCAACTGTTCTTGGGCAAGACTTACCCGCTGTGACATACTGAAAATATTCGGGTTAGCAACAGGTACGATATCTACCCGACCATCAAAATCTTTTACCTTTAGGCCATCCTGTGCGCCATTGACATTGTACGGATAATCAGAAGTATCAGTAGCAATAATATCGGCAAGGAGCTTAAACTCCTGCTTCATAGCATTATACAAGCGTTTATGCACCGCTGACATAATACGGCTACCACGCTCAAGCAGGGCTACCGTTGTACCTACAGGCATTTCCGTATTTTGGATGTTACCCGTACCAATATCAGTTGTGCCTACAAACTTCTGGGCGGCTTGCACCACAAAACCTAGGAGTTGGAACAAAGTCGCGCTCGGCTCTTTGTAGGGTAGGGGCAAGAGTGAACTGCGTAGCTCTGTTCCAACAACATCGACATCCCGCCATTCTCCTGGTTGGAGGGGCTGGTCATCATCACGGATACGCAAGCCTCTAGCCTTAAACCCTGCTGGCATATTAGCCAATGTACCAGCATCTACGAGCTGGCGAAGGTTAGCCGTGGCTGTGCGGGACAAATTACCAAGCAGATGGATCAAACCATTACCGTAAAACCCTAGTCCTGGAGTGAACATATAATGCACAAAATATTGTTTTTTGCGCTTTAGAGAGTCTACTTCGCTATAATTGCGATAAACTGACAAAACTTCGCCAGAATCACCCGCAACAGTGACTATATATGGTAATTTAATACCTGTTGCTTCACCATCAGCCGTTTTATCCGGAAAAGCGTCCAAATCTAGGTAACAATGGCACTCATACAGGGTAACTTCTTCATTTTCCCCTGCTCTTTCCAAGCCAGAAAGCTCTTCTTTAGTCTCATCTAGCTCAGAATACTCACCTTCACCCGCTTCTACCTCAATATCGCGGTAAAAACCGCTGACTTGGAGCTTACGAAGCTCATTTGGGCTCATTTTTATGATATGTGTTACCCGTTCCGAGCTTTCAAGGTCAGTTGCATTGAATGGCACAAGCATATCTTCAGCCATTACAAACTTACTTACCTGACGCCCGAGCTGTGGGTCTTTATAAACCTTCTTAAATGCACTACCGCATAGCCCCAAGTAGTACAGCATTTGGTCAAATTCACTATCATACTCAGGCATTTCATGAATAATCTGGTAATTCATAAAATCTTTTACACGATCAGCCTGTTGTTCAAGCTCAGGGGTAGTATCGCCCAGCACTTGTGTCCGTACTGGTCCGCTCGGCGGCAATAATTCTTTATAGGCTTGGCTTTGGAACTGGCTTACTGCTTCGTTCAGCATTGGGTGGATAACACCAGTAGCCCCATTAAAAGGCTCGGTACGGTTTTCGTACTTAACCCCTAAAAGGTCGAGTCCTTTAGTGTATATATTGATCCACTCTTTGCGCGACGATTTATCTTCTTCTACCTTATCAAGCACCATACTGGATATACCAGTAAGCTCATCATCATCTAAAACTTCAGCAAGGTTACTATCAAACCCCATATCCTCTACACCAACAGATTCTGGCTCCGCAAACTCTATAGAACCATCTTCCATCTGCGACATTTCCATACCATCGAAACTTGGTTCGGGGGCAGGGGCTGGGATTTCAACCTCTAAATCATCATCGGGCAATGTCTGCCCGACCAATGTAAATTCACGTTCAATATTATTATAAGGGTTCGGTTGTCTAGCCACGCTTGCCTCCTTGGATGACACGGAGAACTGGCCGTGGACGGAGGGCTTTTTCAGCTTGCTCCATCAAGCGTTTGAGGTACTCAAGTTTATCCGTAATAGTTTGCAACTCTTGGGGGTCCCTCAACATAATCGTCATAGTCCTCTGGGTGCTGTATAAACCCTCCTTCGCGAAACCGTCGGAGAGCCTGTGTTACTGTATCAACAAAATCATCATTTTCGCCAGCAGGAAAAGCCGCACACTCCTCAATAACTTCTTCTGCCCATCTAGTATCCGGAGCCCATACTAACCCAGATTCAAGGAGAGGCGCAATGGAGTTTACTCGGGTGTACTTATCATTTCCTCTGGACGGGCTGTAATTCTGCACCGGAATACCCATCTGTCGCAATTCCTGCGTCAACGGCATACCACTCGCCTTTGCCTCAATTAACACACATTCCGGATCCCAATACGCATACTCCTCCTGCGCTATACGCCGCAACTCAGGGAAATCCCATCGGCCACGCCGCGCATCACACAGAATAATGTTCGGTGGTCCACCCTCCTCTGGGTAAAACACACCCCATGTGGTTATAGCACTATAATCAGCATTCGTCTGCTTACTAAACGCCGTATCATAACTCTGCATTACATAACTCAGCGGCGGGATCTCTTCCTTTTCCCACTTCTGCCACCACTCACGCTTGAGTATAGCACTCGTCTCAGACGTTGGGTTCTGTTGCCACTGCGCTTCCCACTTGCCAACCGACAAAGAAGCCTTAACCTTTAACAGTTCATCCTTTTTCCAAAACTGCGGCCATAATACCTTATCATCTTCCAATAACGCCGGAAACTCAACCACCTCCCATTGGTCTGCCAATATATCGCGAGCCTGTT